AGGTGGCATCCGAGATTGTAGAAAAGTTTTGGGCGGAGATCCCAGGGATTTATATCCGGGTGACAGAGCTATGATGGCGGTTAGAACGGCTTTTCAGCTTTTCTGTGATTGTTGGCACCTGTATCGAAAATATATCCTTAAAACGGCAAATGAGGAGGTTCTGGAGGGGCTGAAGAATGAAGCGGATAAGATTTTTAAGAAGTATGATGAAAAGCCGTTGGCAAAAGAGTTATTGATGGCTGTACTGAATGAGATCGAACGAAAGGAGAAAGCATGAGTTGGGCGAGCAAGGCACATAAAAAGTACCAGGTAGAGAAGCTGGTCAAGGAAGTATTAAGAAATCCGGAATACAAAAAGATGCAGCAGCAGGAAGATCTGAAATGTTTTTCCTGTCTGGCACTGATCTCAGTGGACTTTATGATGAGAAAGCATGGGTACAGTAAAAAGCGGATTCTGGAGTATGTGGAATTTCTGAAAAGGCAGTTGAGTTATGTGACGGAAGATGAGGAGTACTTTAAGCTTCTCAACATGGAGATCGAGAAGGATACCGGAGTGAATGTACTGCGGGAACTGGACATTGAGATCAAGGACGATAATTAATCACAACAAACGAAAGGAGAGCGGAGATGGCGAAATTATTAAACAGACCATATACGAACGAAGAAAAGATGCAGATCCTTGATACGCTGCGGGGAAACATAAACAGAATATCTGTCTCGACGGATGTCGAAGAGATTGTATGTCAGCTAAATTTTGCTGTGGATGGGCTGTCTGCGGTGGCTTATTCGAGGATTAAGGAGATCAGAGATGGAGAGATTAACAAGCAGAGATGAGAAAGGAAATCTTAATGTTGACGGAAAAGAAGTATATGCAGGATATCTGTACAATGCAGTAGCACTCCTGGAAGAATACGAAGACACCGGGCTCACCCCGGAGCAGATCATGGAGCTGAAAGAAGCAGTTCAGAAACTCGAAAATATATTCGGAGATGAAATTACAATTAATCAGGTTATTGATTTTTTCGTTGATTTCTATATTGCACAGGGTGATCCAGACAGAGTGGAAAAAGCAGAACTGTTGACAAACGAAGAAGCTGCGAAGTGGCAGGAGCTGCAGGAGCGGGATACGGCGAAGAAACCCGTGCAAACGGAAGATGGAATGGTATGCCCGATATGTGGTAGCAAGGCAGTTCCGTGGAGCCGGTTCTGCGATGAATGTGGACAGAGATGGTGGGAAAAGGAGGACTGACATGACAGTAAAAGAGCTGGAAGAATTTTTAAAGAATGTGAATGATAAAAGTAAAACAGTGTATTTCTATCATCAAGAAGATAATCCATTTAATGATGGGATTGGGACAGTAAATGTGTTTGAAGTATCGAAAGACGAAGAGAATACAGGAAACTTTGAGGGTGTATACATACAGGGATGTTAAAGGAGGACTGACATGTTAGAGAAGATTCTGGAAGAGATAATAGAGCAACTAAAGGCAGAGGGATGCATTATAGATAATGATGCAGGACATAGAGCGGTAGATATCATCCGCAAGCACACGAATGACGGCTGGATTCCGGTGGAGGAACGGCTGCCGGATGAAAACGGGATATATCTTGCAACATGTGATGATGCAGAAGTTCCGGTTAAACAGATGCGATATGAAAAAGATGTAAAACCTAATGGATTATTTTATGACGTTTACGGAATATATGACGGGAAAGTGTATGCTTGGCGACCTCTTCCAGATTTATACCGATCGGAGAAAGGAGCAGAAATTGAAACGAAACAGAATGGAGCACGAAAAGAAGATTGATACAGCGAATCACTATGACTGCTTGGAGACGGATGTGCGGGAAGATGCCAGGAAGAACTTCAAACGTCAGCCGTATAAGTCGGTTGATGTGGCACAGTACATAGCGAAAAAGTTCGGGATTGGAGGTGATGCCGATGGACGGAGAACAGAAAACCATGAGTGAAAATGACAAGAAAAAGGAATATCTACGGAGCTACCGACAGTATGTCAGAAGAATTCATAGAATCAATGCGGAGATTGCGGAACTTAGATCTATGAAAATGTATCCAGGGATGATGTTTAATGATGGGATGCCGCATGGCAGCGGAGGGCAGGGGGATTTATCAGGATATGCAGCAGATCTGGACGAAATGATTCTGAAGTTGCAGCACGAGCGGTATCTCAGGATCAAAACATACCAGCAGATTGTAAGGAAAATCAAGAAGCTGAGATCCGAGAATGAGAAGGACATACTTTTCTATCGCTACATAACCGGACTCGACTGGTGGGAGATTGCGGAAAAAATGAGTTTTTCAGAAAGATGGATATATAAACTTCATGGAAGAGCACTTGCACATTTTGAATTACCAAAAGAGTTCATAGAAGTTCAGTCGGATATGTGATATTATGATATCATCGAAAAGAAACAAAAGGGGAAGCACCTTACCAGAAATGACAGGGTGCTTCTTTGCGCACCTCGTGAATCTCAAAATACGTATTATATGTATAAAAGTATTGACAATACGTGCAATACGTGTTATTATATAATCACAAGGAGGGATTAAATGAGATTCAGAGAAATGGATAAGATACTTAAGGAAGACGGGTGGTACGAAGTTTCACAGAGAGGCTCTCATCACCAGTATAAACATCCAACAAAGCCGGGAAAGGTTACAGTACCGGAACACGGAGGGAAGGACATAAACCTTACAGTAGCAAAGAAAATATTAAAACAGGCGGGGCTGTAAAGCCCCAGTGCCTGAAAGATGAAAGAAAGAGGTGTGCTTATGAAATTAGTTTATCCAGCAGTATTTACTCCATATGAAGACGAGTCCGGTGGATACGCAGTAGAATTTCCAGATCTTACTGGATGCGTAACGGGAGGAGACAGTATGGCAGAAGCTGTATTTATGGCAGAAGATGCCGCAAGCGGATGGGTACTGACAGAACTTGAAGACGGAAATAAAGCACCGGAAGCAACCGCAATCAATGAGGTTGCAACGGAAGAAGGGCAGTTCGTGAGTCTGATTGCTCTGGATATGGACGCATACGCAGCAAAATACGGAAGCAACGCAGTCAAGAAAACATTGACAATTCCTGCATGGCTGAATACATTTGTAGAACAGAATGGAATAAGCTGTTCAAAAGTATTGCAGGATGCGCTTAGCAAAATGGCGCAGGTAAGATAATAATCGAATCTCATTTAAGGCATAAAGCATCTGACAAAGGTCAGGTGCTTTTTTATAGGGGAACGTAGCGCAATGGAAGAGCAAACGGCTTATATCCGGGCGGTTGCAGGTTCGAGTCCTGCCGTTCCTATTGGGTGCAGTGGTTGATAGACCAATCGAAGAACGAGTGAGCAAAGAGCATCCAGTTTTCCGGATGCTTTTTACATGTAGTAAATTAATATGAGAATAGTTAAGGAGATTTACATGACAGATCAGGAAGTAAAGCAGGTCTATAATTCGGCGCGATGGCAGCGGGTCAGAGATAGGATACTGATAAGAGATCGATACGAATGTCAGGATTGTATTCAAAGGTTGCGGACGGCAGCAGAAAAAGAAGAAAGATTATTCGGGGAAGATGCAAAGATCCGGAGGGCGACACAGGTCCATCATATCAAGGAACTAAAAGAAAATCCGGAGCTTGCATTTGATGAAGAGAATCTGATTAGCTTATGTACACAGTGTCACAACATAAGGCATGGGAGACAACCAAAAAGATTTGTGAAAAAGAAAGAACCAGTCACAGAAGAAAAATGGTAGAAAAATTTCGGAACAAAAAAGAAATCCCCCCGGGTGAATTCTCAATGAAAAATTTTTTAGTGGAGAACGGGGATGTGGGTATGACTCTGGAGAAATTTTCGCGCGCGCGTGAAAGGGGTATATATGATTATATGTGTATGTGGAATGATTGCAAGTGGAAAGAGTACATGGTGTGAAAAGCAAGGAGGAATTATCAGCGATTATGATTTAATCGGTGATAAAAACGAACAGATAAAATTTACGTTGAATATGGACAATAAAGGGGAAGATGTGTTTCATATTACCTGTTTTCCAACCCCCAAAGAGCGGGAAATGTTTACGGATAGAAATGTGAAATATGTATGGATTAATACAAGTTGGGAACAGTGTTATGAAAATATATTCAGGAGAAACAGGAAGAGGGATATAAAAAATATAGAATGTACATTATCTTCCAATGAAGATATTTATGAAAAATATCAACATTCAAATATACAATTTGAGATAATTGATGTGTTCCCTACAGAAGAAAAATGGTAAAAGATATCTGACGCAAAGGGAGGTGGTAGTGTGACAAAAACAGAGATTAAAGAATCGCTTTTAGAACAGTTAAGATTACAGAATAAAACATCCGATTTTTATCTGGATCTGGTTAGTGATTACATGGATTACTGGAGTCTAAAAAAGAAGTTGATTACAGATATCCGGAAAAAAGGAATCCGGTACGACACGGTTAATGGAAATGGTATCAAGGTCGAAAAACCCAATGAATCCGTGACAAATCTGCCAAAGATCACAACTGCCATGCTGAAAATATTAAATGATCTGAATTTAAAAGAACCTCTTTCAAATTCTTCAGCAGAGGATGATTATCTGTAATGATTAATTGCAAAGAAATTGAAGAATATCTTAGGTATGTAGAGGATAACCCTAAAAAAATAAATCGGGAGAGATCGCTTCTGATCAAGAACATCGTTTTGCCGACATTACGGAGAAATGATGTTTTTTTTGATGAAAAAACATATCAAAACTGTTTAAAATATTGCGAAAAACACTACTATAAGCTCTTTCCATATCAGAAATTCATCTATGCCTTTGCCTTTATGTATGTGGGCGACATGCCGGTATTTCAAAAGTTTTTTATTATGATGGGAAGAGGGAATGGGAAAGATGGATTTATAGTGCCGCTGGTCAATTTTTTCCAGACACCATTATATGGGGTGAAGAATTATCATGTAGAGATTGTGGCAAATTCGGAACAGCAGGTAAAATATACCTTTAAAGTAGCGTATGATGCGATGAATATTCCAGCCATGAAAGGAAAGTTCAAAGTTACGAAAGAATTAATTACAAACACAGCAACTGGATCAGAAATGAGGTATAACACATCAAATGCGGCGACAAAAGATGGGAAACGTCCAGGGTGTCTGGTTTTAAATGAAATTCATGCTTATGAAAATTATGACCAGATCAATGTATTTGAATCCGCGCTTGGAAAGGTAAAGCATCCAAGGGAATTTATCTTGACTACAAATGGGTATGTACGAGAGGGGCCAATGGATGAATTGTTGGATCTGATGGAGGAAGTACTGGAAACCGGAGAAAACCAGTTAGGATATTTCCCCTTTATCTGCAAGATTGACGGTATTGAGGAAGCGGATGATCGGTTAGCATGGCATAAGCCAAATCCTTCAATGGAATATATGCCGATTTTGGAGCACCAGATCCTTCAGGATTATCTGGAAATGAAAAAGCTGCCAAGCAAAAGGCCGGAGTTTATGACAAAGAGGATGAACTGGCCTGACAGGAATGATGAAGCAACAGTAGCTTCCTGGGAAAATATTTTGCGATGCTGTTATTCGGATATCAAAAAGAAGACAATACGGGAGACACCGGATACCCAAGAGAGGCTTGCGGTCATTGGGATTGATTATGCAGATGTTAGGGATTTTGCGTCAGCAGGAGTTTTGACGGAGAAAGATGGAGAATATATCTGGAGACAACACACATGGATATGTGAGGAGTCCCCGTTTTTAAAATCCATTAAATTTCCAATATTTCAAAATATGGGACAGCCGGAATTTTCGGATTATGAGATCACACCAGGACAGGTAATTCCTCCAGAAAATATAGTGCGGTGGTGTATGGATCGAATGAATGAATATTATGTACTTAAAATTACAATGGATACATACAGATACTCATTGTTTCGGATGTTATTTG